TTGAAATACTTGTAACAGTTTATCTATTAAAGTTTGAACACCATTTTTACGAGCTTCAGTTATTCTCTCGTTCAGTTCCGGATTTTTTTTTAAGAAATGATAGAAACTCATCAAGCTGAACTCGTACTGTTTTTCCTCTAGTATTTCGGTAAGAGTTAAACCTTTCGTGAGTTTTTCGCAAATTGTATCGGCTTGGTTCGTTGTTATCAAGTCTGACTTTGACTTTGGTGTAGTAATATTCTTTGAGTTGTTCATCTGTATAGTTCCTAAATTGTTGTAGTTTGCTTAATTGTTTTATCCTTGTTTCATCTGTAAATTTGGCTTTTTTAAAACCTAGTTTGTTCTGATAGCCATGATATTTACAGTAATATGTACCATTTGCAAGTTCATAACCTTTCATTCTACATGGTATGAGTTTCCCTTGACGTCTTCCGGCACGAGTAAAGCCTTGACAAAAGACTTTTCTCATAGGTCTACCTACCATGATAAATTATCTAATTTATTTTTTAATTTAATAGCTAGTTTAAATTTACCTCGTGATCTACATTTTAATATTAAGTCTTTTATCCTAAATATTAATCTTCCTTTGTCTGTCATTTCTTTGGTCTCCCTTTGTAGTCTAGATTGTTACGTTTATTGAAAGCAACCTTTTCCTTATATCTTGGGTTACTATTCTTACTTATCTTGGTTAGTTCATTAATTATTTTATGAGGATTGACATAGGTTGCCTTACTTTCACGTTCCAATTCAATCTTCCTCTCTTTAGCCAATTTTATATAATAAGGATTGTTAGTATCTGAATTAAGGTCTGACAGGGGGAGCTTTGATAAGTTTAGTATTAAACTATCCATATTACCTCTATTATCTCTTATAATCTTCTCTATATTATTTCCTCTATCTATTGTATTAATGTCTTCTACTAATACTGATCTATTTTTCACATTAGAGTGATCTTTTTTATACATCTTACTTTTATTAGTGTATAAAATTGATCCATCTAATTCAGTTTTAAGAAATAACTGGTTGATTTTATAGGTTTTACCAGACCTACCACGAACAGTTGATATAACATTTAATTTTTCTAAAGTATCAAGGGTACGTCTGACAGTAATACGTGATAACTTGGTCTCAAAAGCTACAGTTGAATAACGCAGACCACATTCATAGTTATTCTTTTTCCAAGCGTGTTTCATTAAAGATAAATAACAGTTCAAACAATTAGATTTTTTAACACCAGTTAATTTATCAAGATGTCCATACAATTTGTAAGTGATGTGCAAAAAAGCTCGGCTATTATTCATAAGGACATACCTTTTTGTGTTTAATCTGAATTTGTCGTAAAATCTCTACCCACTCGGTCTCGCAAAGGGTGTTTAATGGAGTTCTAATGGGGTATTTTTGAGCAACTCGGAAGGTTAGTGAGGTGTCGGTCAATTTTTTGTAATATACCAAAAAAACAGGCACATTTAGAGCTTTTCCAATGTGTTCAACAATGGTTGTATATTTCTTTTTATTTGATCCGGTGTCATAAAGATGTTCAATGATTGCAAGTGGTTTCCAACAACCTTTATTTTGGCAAATTTCCACAGAATCCACATCGCACATTGCGATATTGTCAAAACGTCTATGCCATTTTGAGTATAAATCTTTATCGTAATACTTTGCGTCTCGCATTAACTATTAATAAAGTTCCAAGTAGCATACACTACAAAAAATAAAACCAATACTTGTAGTTCCTTTGGTGTTTGTAAAAACATTTCAATCATTCCCACTCCTCTTTTAGTTTATTTTTTATTATTATTAATTCGTTTTCTTTTTCTTCTATTATTCTCTCGTAGTCTAGCAACTCATTAGATAGTTTCTCAATGTGCTTTTTATGTCGTTTAATTTCTTGCTTACATTTCTTTAGCTCATCTGGACAACCTATCTCATCAAACATTTTTTCATTGGTCATTTTAATACCTCAATCTTTTTAACAACTGATCTAGGATAGACAGTTACAGTACCAACAGATAGTTTATCTCCATCATAATTAAATGAAGTAAATATTTTAACTGTCTTTGTATCTTTAGAAAATAAATACCCAATATCTTCGCACCATTGGAAAGTTAATTTTTCTACATCTTCTAAACTATCAAACCAACTTGCGTCTGTAATTATATCTTGCCAAATAATTTTTACTCGTTTGTATTTAAACTTTGGTGTTCCACCAGCTTTCATATAGATCCTTTATTGTAACTTTATTTTTTGTAACTTCTAAAATTTTCTTTACCATTTCTGGATCGGGAAAACGCTTTACCTTTGCAGTTAAGCACCAACGTTGAACAGACGTGCCTGGATTTTGCACACCTTGTATACCAAGTTCTAATCCAAAATTATAATAGGATAGACCTTTTTCTTTTCTATATTCTTCAAGTGTCATATTTCCTTTCTTTTATTGCTCTGATTTGTATGTATATATATCATATTTAATGCTTTACAAGTAAATTAATTAGTGTATATAATGTGGAAAAAAAAGGAACTTATGAAAAAACAAGAAGAACTAATACAAGACGCATTTTCAATATTCAATGGTGGTAAAGGTTTAGACCATTGGTCATACTCATCAACGTCATCACCTATGGCAAAGAATTTAATTAATTATACTTTTCCACAAGAAGTTAGAAGAAAATTTCCATTCAGATATAAACCTAATTTTGGCAACATAGTAAATAATACTGTGCAAAGATTAATTGGTGATTGTATTTGGACATCAGAGACAAATGTAATTGATGAGTGGGATAAAGATTATAAATTAAATTTTAACAAAGAATTAAAAGATATAAAAGATAAACCACCGGTAGACGCAAAGGATGAATTTGCTAGAGAAGAAATGCTTAACTACGCACATGATTGTATTGGCATTACAAAAAAAGTTATTAAAGATGTTGTGGGTGATGAAAAATTAATTTGTGAAAGGTATGTTAAGCATAAAGAAATGACAATGATAAAACCTATCATTGGTAGAATTGATTATGAAACAGATGGCAACAAAAAATTATTTATAGAATTAAAAACTAAACCACCTAATATTAGAAAGGTTAAGAATAAGGAAGAGTGGAAAATGTCTAGTCAAGATATACCCACAGAGCCTACAACAGATAACCTTACACAGACTTCGTTCTACTATATGTGTACCAAGAAAACACCTTACTTAATTTATGTTAATGATAAGGAGCATATTATTTTTGATGAGACACATGAGTTAATGAAGAAAGATCATCTTGAATATCTTTATTACAAAATGGTTGAGAAGATTTTACTTTGGGAACGTATGATTATGTTCTGCAAAGGAAGTCTATCTGAACTTGCACAAATGTGTGAGCCGCCAGAAATGAATCATCCTTTTTACTATAAAGATTTAGTAGATGAACAAAAAGAACTCATAACTAATTTATGGGGAATTAAACAACAACAATAAACAAAGGAGAACTATGTTACACACAGCATCTTGGTTAGTATACAAAGCAAAAGTAATAGGAACTTATACTTTTATTTACGCACAAAAAGTATGGGGTTTATTACCGGGTTAATAATAAAAACAAATGAAAGGAAACATGAAAAGAAATATATATCAAAAACTACATGACGCCTGTTTAAGTGCAAAAGGTGTTAAGAAAGGTGCGAAAGCAAATGGAATGCATTTCAACCCGCTTTTACACGACAATGTTCAAGCAGTTGCAACACAAGCCTTGTTAGACAATGGTTTGTATGCGACTTGTAATTATCTGACAGAGATTGTACCAAACATAAAACAAGTAATGGTCGTATGTACCATGAGAGTTTATGACATTGATGATCCAACACAACACATTCTTGTTGATGGTTGTTCAGCATTTGGCAATCTTGATAAATTTGGAACTGGTAATGCCATGTCATACTCAAGAAAGTATGCGTTCTTAAATTTATTAAATCTTAAAACAGGTATTAAAGATGAGGATGGCTATGAGCCAAAACCATTTGAAGATTCTACAGAGCAATCTGTTGAAGAACCTACATATATGGATGATACTATAGATGTAGAAGCTATAATGGATGCGTTTACAAATACTAAATCATTAAAAGATTTTGAATCTGTTAATGAGCAGTATAAAAATGACATCCAATTTTTAATAAAAAATAACTTGAGTGCTTACAAGCAAGTATACAATGTTGCCGGAGTACATAAAACCAAGTTAGAAAATAACAAGGGTCAGTAAAAGCTGACAATAACAAAGGAGTAAACATGAGTGAAGATACAGTATGGTGTAATTTGGTTAGAAACGAAAACAAGAACGCAGAGAACCAACCCGATTGGGTAGCACCACCAAACCTAAAAGCACCAGAGGGTAAGAAGTGGACCATTGGAGTTAAGATAGGAGACGTTTGGCACAATCAAGCTGGATGGAATGAGTTAGATGAACAAGGTAATATTACCGGTATCACAATTAAAATGACACCACCTAGTTCTAGTGATGATAAGCCAACAGTACCACAAAATAAAGGGTTTCAAAGCAAACCTAATTATGGTAATAAACAATCGTATAAGTTTTAATTAACTTATATTTGTTTCGGGGGAGTTTTTCTTTCTAGTTCCCTTTCGGTAGTTTTCTTCCCCGAGACACCTCAAAAAAAATATGGACAAGAAAATTACAGACATAGACCAAGAGATAGAGAAAAAAATTATTGATGATCGCCAAAAAGATTATGGTAATTATCAAGAGAACTTTATTATGTTAGCCGAAATGTTTACGATTGTTTTGGCAAACAGTTTAAAAAAAAGAATTAAACCACACCAAGTAGGTCAATTAATGATGGCATTAAAACTATACAGATCAACAAGAAATTTTAAAGCCGACAATTATACAGATTTAAGTATATATAACAAGATGACTAAAGAGATACACAAAAAAGAGGTTGCCAAAAAGGATAAAGTATGACAAAGTTTAAAAGAATTATTAATGGTGAATGTCATTTTACAATGATTGAACTATTTGATGATGCAAAGAAAGCTGCAGATGTGTCCAATGAAGGAGAACCTGTAGAATGTAAAATTGATAATTTGAGGATTGATTTTACAATAGTAAAAAAGGAGAATGATGAACGAGATAAAAACTCGTCTGCAAAAGTACAGGGATCTTCAAGCGAAGAAACACGAGAAGTACCTGGAAGCAAAGCAGAAGGTTAATAAGTATCAGAAAGATTCTTATAGATTGCTTTGGAAGATAGAGCAGACAAAAGAACAATTGATGACATCTATTTAGTTATTAATTGATTATTAAAAAAAACTGAAGGAAAGCGTAGGGGATCTATGACCAAAAATAAAGTGTTTAGTGAAATTAAACTTGCTATGAGAGCAGGACATTATCGTGATTTAACTTTTAAAGAAAAAAAAATATACAAGAACGCATTTAAGAATGGTTACAAGTTAGCCAAGATACATTGTAAAAAAAGAAGTCCAGAGTTTTATAAGCCAAGAAGAATTGTTAATTATTCTTTTGCCAAACCCAGTGCAAGAATTGTTGATAGTATTATTAATAGAATTTGTATTCGTTATGAAGTACATAAAAAAAGTTTAATGGCTAAAGTTAGAACACAAGATATAGTTAGAGCAAGAAACATTATTCACAACATCTTGTATGAAAAATATAATATGAACCTTACAGATATAGGTAGATATTTCGGACAAGATCATACTACAGTTTTACATTCAATAGAAATGAAAAAAGATAAACGAAGATTTTGGGATGCTGGTCAAACCATTTGGCAAGAATACCAAGATTTAAAAGAAACTATTTTTTAAATCCAGACAACATAGACTTGTAAGACTTTTTTGTAATAGTAGATTTCTTTTTAGTTCTACTTGTACCGGCTTTCTTACGTTTGTTTATATTGTAGTACAAACCTTTTTTAGCCATCTTACCAGATTTTGTTTTGTGATAACCCGGCATTATTTTTTCTTTTTAGATTTAGAGTTCATTATTTTTTTCTTCAAAGCTGAAGGCAAAGTTTTTTGCTTTGCTGTTAGTTTGCTTTTACCTTTTGATTTACCATACATAATTATTCTCCTTTTGTTGTTTAAGTTTTAACATACAATAGTTGTCAAAACAACTACCATCTTTACCATCATGGCAAAAATATTGTTTGTTAGCTGTAACAATCCAGCCACCTTCATCATTCATTAGTTGTTTATTACAAGTTTCGCAGTAGCCACATATTAAAGATTGATGTTTGGGTTTTACCCATGTTTTCTTTTTTATCGGCACTTCCACCTACGTCTTGCTTGTCTTATTCTTGAGTTAGGATCGTTTCTTGTTTTAGCTGATGATCTTTTAAGTTGTCCAGCTGATCTTGCACAATAACTTTTTCTACGTTTAGCATCTTTAGATCCCGGCTTAACTTTACCTGTTACTGCTGTCTTTAATTTTGATCCGGGATTGGCTGCTCTATATCTTGCAACACCTTTAGCTGTCATACCAGCACCTTTTTTTGTAGGTCTGTAGTTTGCGTTCTTACCTTTAGTAGTTTTTCTTATAGCCATTATTTACTTCTAACAGAATCTATAAAATTATAAATTCTTCCTATTTGTGTATCAACATTCATTATTTCTTCTGACAACATACCAATATGAATTTGTAATTCAACAATAGTAATTAATACATAAGTTGATAATCCTAAAAGGATTGTACCAAGTAAAGCAATTAATGCTGTGTTGTGTTGTCGTTTCATTTAGCAATCTTACCTCTATTAATACCTTTTTTAATTACATAATCTTTAGTACCATTAGCACCATGATTTACTTCTTTTTTAAGAAACTTAAATAAGTTCATTTCTTTTAATTTCTTTTCAGTATGTTTTATAAAACTTTCTAATACTTTACTGTCTCTCATTTGCTACCACCTATGTAACCACCAATAACTCCAATCAATCCTGTAACAGACATCTTCATTAAGGTTATAACACTTTCATCTACTGGTCTGTTTTCTTCTAGTGCTACCCAATAGTCTCCTATGATAATTACACCAAGAAGTATTAAAACACCACTTGTTATTAATAGTATTACAATGTCTTTAAAATTTTTAATCATTTTCTTTTTCTTTTTTTTCTTAATAGTTTAACTCTTGATTGCCATAACCATGAAGTAAACTTAACAGAGTAAGTTTCTAACCATGAAAATATATCATCTACTCCACTAAAAAATTTATAAAAGAATTTATCAATCATTAGTTGGCTCTGGCATTACATAGTCTTTTGGCGGCATTTTTAATGTAGTATTATCCATAGTTTTTACATCTGGGTTTTCTTCCATATACTCTTTTTTTAAATCTTTCCATAAATTTTTCTTAACAGGTCTATCTTCATTTATATTTGTTGGAACAACACCTCTACACTTTGATACTAACAATGCAAAGTTTTCATTATATACAAGACTAGGATTTTTATTTACCTTGTTGCACATCTTCATTAACTCTAGTTGTTGTTTAAGTTGTACATTTTCTTTTGAAGTTTTACAATCTGTGCCTAAATATTTTCTAAATGTTATGCTAAAGTTTTGTTCATTAGTTTCATTATCGCTAGAACTAAATCCACGATAATCTGATTCTCTATTTCTATCTTCTATACGAAAATCTACTTCGCCACATCTTACACCATACTCATTAAGATATTCGTTTTTAGGATAAGCAGGTTCGGCAAAGATTGTTAATAAGCTGAGCATGATTATAAGTATAGCTGTAAATCTGTAATCCATCCTGCAATACTCCATAAGTTATCCTAATAATTTATTTCCCTGTTTAAATCTTTTATATCCCATTCCATTTCATTGACACGATTAGCAAGAACTTCATATAAGTTTTCTGCCATCTCCCATGTACCTTCTGCTCTCTCTAGTTTTTGTAAAATTGTATTTGTTTTTTCTGTAAGTACAGCAACATCCCTACGAATATTCTCAAGCTCCATAGTTTGTATGGCTTGTATCTCTGATTTGTTTCCATTGATGGTGTCTGTTAGATTAACAATGTATTTAACACCTGTAAATGTTCCGACTAACACAGACGCAACAACAGGTATCATTACTATATTTTTTTTAAGTAAAGCTGCTAAATCCATTCACAAAAACCTACAGTATGTATGCTACAACTAATATAACACCAATAATAATTACTGCTTTTTTATGATCTTCCAAATAGTGTTTGATCATATCTCTAATTTCATCAATCATATTTATCTCCTATGACTTTCTAATATAAGATATTACTTACCCTGTCCACGATTTTTTGACTTGCCTTTTTGTCTCTTCTTACTTTTATTCATAGAAGATAGTTTAGGTCGTCTACCTATACTTGTTTTTTTTGGTATTCTTACGTGAGGTTGATCTGCTATATTGAACTTTACTCTTGCCATTTTTTCCTGTTTGTTGAGATAATAAACTTACTTTCTTATTATATTGTTGTGAATATGATGTAGATATATTTTTCATTTATATTTTTTTTCCCATATCTCTTTTTGAGTTAGTCCTACTTCATCTTTTTTACATTTTGATCCATGATCAATATCAGAAACATTTATTTCTTCAACTAAGGCATATCTATATATTTTAGATGATTCGTTATTCCATTGAAAATGTAAAAGAAATTTAGTATCTTCGTATTTATTTATTAATCTTGGATCAAAAGCAGCTATTGTCATTTTTTAAACTTTTTATTAGTCAATAAATTAGTAACAGATATTCCATAGTTTCCACCAACTACTATAAAAATTAAATATAAATATACTTCTGGAATATTCTTTAGTTGTTCAAAATAAAACTCTACTTTTTTTAACATAGCCATATCCCCATAGAAAGTAGCATAGGCTAGTATGCCTAGTGGTGCTAATATGAACGCACCTAATACTAAATCTAAAATTAATGAGCCATTTCTTTTAGCTCTCTCGTTACCAGTTTGCATTTCTTGTAAAGCTATTTGATGCTTACGTTCACTTTTCTCTGCTCGTTTAGTCATAAAACTTCCTACAGCTTTAGACCCTATTTTAAATAACAAATTATATGGTAACATATTAATCTTTCTTATCTTCTTCTAACTGTTTAATTTTAGTTAAAGCATCATCTAAATCTTTAGTACAAAACTCTAGCTTTTGCAAACACCTTTTGTTAGCTGCATCTTTAGATTTACCAGCATCTTCAAGCTCTGCTATCTGACCTTTTAGTATTCTAACTTGATCTTTATATTCATTAATTATATCCAATGAGTTATCATTTTGCATATATTATTTTTACCTTTAGTTTGATTTGTTCTTTAGTTCTACTTCTAGATATAAGTGAACCAATTCTTTTTCTTCTATAGCCATCTTTGGGTGTATAGTCTGTTTTTCTATAATTTTTTGATTTAACATCATAACCAGTATACTCACCTGTAGACATATTTAAAGTAACAATATCTACAGGACCAAGACCACCAAGAGGTGTAAATACAAGAATATTAGAATCTTTTGCTAGTTCCATTTGTGTTTTCATTTCGCTTATTAGACCAGTAATTGCTTTTTTTCTTCTAGCCATAAAGACCTTAAAGTTAAAGTTTTTGAAATAATATAACTATAATTGTAAACATCCCACCTATAATAGCTGACATAGCATAATACATGTGTCTTTTAATATCTTTAATCTCTAATTCTATATTGGTAATTTTTTGATGAGTTTGTTTTTGCATGATACGACAAAGTTTTTCGTGTGATTCTATTTTCTGTAATGCAATATTTTTAGACATTTTCTTTTTTTATCTCATTACAAAAATAAGTTATATATAATTTTTCTTCGTTAAATTTTTCTTCATATTGATTAACAATTTCAACAGTTGATAATGAACCAGCTTTAACGCAATCACTCCAAGAATTAAATTCTACTGTTGATACTGTTGTATTGTTACACATTCCATTTATTGCTGAGCAGATTGTATAAGCTAAAATAAATTTCATTATCTTGCAGTTGCTGGTACACCAGTTGATGTTACGAATGGATTTTCTGCAAATGCCATGTAGATGTATGTTGCACCAGATGTATTTATTTCTCCATTATTATTAACTACTTTAAAACCATTGGAATATAAATCGTATCTAACATTTGTTTGTTCAGCATTAGATAAATTTGGAAATAGTTGTTGATTTTTTTCATTATAACCTAATCTTTTATTATCACTAATTAACCAATTATCAGCACCACTAGATAGTTTATTCATTACAAAAGCTGGTTTAAATCCTGTATAAACAAATGTACCATCATTATTTCCATTCCCTGTATAGCTTCCAAATTTTGAGTAGCCTTTTTTCTCTGCGAATATATATGCTATGTATTTTTCTCCACTTTGATTAACTCCATTGTCTGTTCCAACACTAAAAACACTTGTAGTTGGTGCAGTATCATTCCATATTTCGTTATAGTCTGCAGCAGCAGCGGTATCATTTAAGTACATATAATCTGTTGGATCGCCAAAATATACATTCCAACTTCTTGCGGCATCTCTATTTTTTACAATCATAAAATTTGGAGCTGCCGATAACCCATGTTTTATAGTACCAGCACTTCCTGTGCCTGTGTATGAAACAATTGAAAAACCAGAAGCATCAGATACACTTCCTGTACTATCAATACTTCCTATTCCAGTTGCACTTGCGTCATTGGTAAATGATGTTCCAGCTTTCCAACCCCATGCAACATATGTTTCTGGACTTTCGTTTGTTCCTGCATCATCTTGAACTAAATCAAATCCAGTTGAAGTAATACCATTAAATCTATCTGATTTATCTGATTCAGCAGATGAAAAATCTGACATTAGTCTTAAATTTCCACCTCTTACATTATCAAATATATGGTGTGCTTGTGCTGAAGCACCAGATAAATTTCTATTTTTAATCCAACATAAATCTGGTTGTAATCCCATATTTATTGATTGTGTAGAATTATTGTCAGTTCCATTACCAGTATAAAGTTTAGTATTAAAATAATCTGATGGTTTGTCTATTGTTGTATAAGCCATAATCTATCCGTATTCTGCTAAATTTTTTGTGTTAAGTGCATAATATCCACTAGGTACTGCATATTCAAAGTTTCCATAGCTATTACCATCTGTGTTGCCTGATGAGATTGCGAAAGCTGGAGAGCCAAAATTAACAGAAGCAGAACCATTTCTAGGTGTTACTATAAAAAAATAATCTTCTCCAGCAGTTAAATTACCCATTGAGCCTGTTCCTGTTGCACCTGATGTTGGATCACCAGAATTTTCCCAAGTTCCATTTTTTCCAAAATAAACTTTTAAATTATCCATATCCAAAGCAATCATTAAAATATCATTTGTTGTATAGGTGCTTATACTTGTACCACCTTGAGGTAAAGCACCATTATCTCTCCAACCATATGTTCCTGTATCTTCTCCAACTAAATAAGTTGAATTAATAAAAGCAGTTACGTTGCTACCATTACTATCAAGAGGATTAAAACCAACACCTACTGCAAACAAATATGCTTTATTTGTTATTTTAATTTCCATATACCACTTACCACTACTAACACCAATATTATTTTGAGTAGCACACCAATTTCCACTATCTGATGTTGAGATTGCAGTATTACCTTCTGAGTAAGTTTTGCTTGCTGAAGAATAAATAAGAGGATTTAATGTTGCAAAATTGTTGGTAGGAACGTCAGATACAGAATCTATTGCTGTAAGGTTATTAACTGTAAAGTTATTTCCATTACCAGATACATCTGCACCTAGACTACCAGAGTTTTCAAAGTCTAAATAGAATCCATTTGTGCCAAAGGTTAAACCAGATACATCTATTGGTTTCCATATTCCACTATCTTCGTCAAATTCTCCGAATTGATCTGGTGCTAGTTGTTGTCCGTCAATAAATACAAATTCAGCTAAATACATATCAATAAAATCAGAACTTGTTTCTAAATCTCTACCTAAATTAATTACATTTGTGGTATTAATATCTAAATCTGAATCTTGATCTGGGTAAGTAGCTGCACCACCATCTCCTTTAACAAGTGATCCCTCTTGCACTCCATTTATGTAAATCTTAACTCTATCTGAAGCAGTTCCTTGCGTTGTGTCAAATGCTGCAACTATATGATACCAAGCAGAAACGTCTCTAAATTTTCTAGTTGTAAATATATATTTACCAATAGGTTCTAAAGCAATTCTAAATGTATCAGTAGTAGAATGAAAACTTAATCTGTTCGCACCATTGCTATCAGGTCTTACATTATAAATAGTATCATTTGTGCCTAACTTAGTTCTTTTAACCCAAAATGAAAAAGTAAATGTTTTTCTATTACTTGCACTACTTGGTGTTCTATTTAAATAGTCTGAACTACTGTTTTCAAACCTAGCAGAGTTAGCTACATCATATCCTGTGTCTTTTATGGAGTTAGTTCCAAGAATAATCATTAACTCTCCAATATTGGAAGTTCGCCTAATGGTCTTGTTACAGTACCATCTTCTTGTCTTGTGTAAGTGTATAAAGTTTCAAGTGCTGGAGTATCAACTGCGTTTGTAATTGCAGTTTCCATTTCGTTTGATTTAGTTCTAACACTTGCTCTATATGTTGCAATATTAGTTGGTACAGAATAATCAGATACTTCACTTGCTTTAACTACATACCAATCAGTAGGTGCTAATAATCCACTTGCTTGTTGTTTGATAGTTCTAATTAATTGTGTTTTTAATCCCTCAACTTTTACATCTCCAACTTCTTTGTCAGATGGTAAATCTCCATCATCTAAATCTTGTTGTGTCCATAAAGTATCTGCGTGTGCTTTAGGTGTAGCAGTACCATAAGTTGCTGTAACTTCATTACCATCAAAGTCATAAGATTGATTAGTATTCATATACCACTTCTCATCTTTTTTATTGCTGTCATCAAAAACTACTTCATAAATACCTATTGCATTTAATTCAGAAGCTGACCACAGTTGAAATATTTTAGCTGGGTATCTTACATCTCCTATAACCATAGTTTTAGGATTTGTTATTATTTGTGTTATTTCGTTATCTGTTACTAATGCGTACATATTTTAACTCTCACTTAAATTTAATGTTCTACCTACTTCTTGCCATACAGCACCATTGTATCTGAATACTAATATGTCTGTCTTACCATCTGTT